TCTACGTCTAGATCGCCATTAAAGTCAACATTACCTGCTACTGCAAGTGTTGTAGCCATGTCTACTGCGCCGTCAATGTCAACAACATCAAGGTTTGTAGTACCGTCTACGTCTAAGTCGCCGTTAAAGTCTACATTGCCTGTAACAAGCAATGTAGTCGCCATGTTTACAGCACCGTCAATGTCCACAACATCAAGGTTTGTAGTACCGTCTACGTCTAGGTCGCCGTTAAAATCTACGTTACCTGCTACTGCAAGTGTTGTAGCCATATCTACCGCACCATCAATGTCAACAACATCAAGGTTGGTAGTTCCATCTACATCAATGTTTCCAGAAATATCAAGGCTTGTTCCTGTCAATACACCTGTAACGCCAAGAGTACCTGCAATGGTTGCGTTTACATCTACATCTAGTGTATCTATGTGTGCAGTACCATCAAGATATAAGTCTCTCCATTCCTGCGAAGAGCTTCCAAGGTCAAATGCACTATCAGTATTAGGAATAATATTACTGTTTACGTCTGCGCCAAATACAACATTGTCACTTGCCGCGTCACCTAGAGTAAGCGTACCGCCATTAAGCGTTGTAGTACCAGTAACTACAAGAGTTCCACCGATAGTTGTGTTGCCTGTTATACCTAGTGTGCCGCCAACCGTTGTGTTGCCTGTTACTCCTAGAGTACCTGCAATGGTTGCGTTAGCGTCTACGTCTAAGGTGTCTACGTGGATTGTTCCATCAAAGTAGCCGTCTTTAAACTCTAAAGAACTTGTACCTAAATCTATATCACTATCAGTAACAGGAACGATTGCACCATCTTGGATGCGAATCTGCTCGACTGCTGAACCACTGACCTCTACAAAGACTCCCCAACGATTGTTAGTAGTATCAACTACAATCTTGTTTAAGAAGTTTTGATCACCAATTGTATGTATGTTACCACCTTCAGCCGCACCGCCATCGTGTTGGTGTCCGGTAGTGCCAGTAGTAGTGTATGCAAACGCAGATACAAGTTTATTGTATTCGTCATTGAAAAGAGCGGCTGTGATTGTATCGCCATCTGTAAGTGTGCTTTGTCGTGTATAACTTGTTCCTGCCATGTCTGGTTATCTCCTGCCTGATGGGACGTAATCAACGTATAAGCCGTTAATTGCATAGGGTGCGTTTTGATCATCACTGGTAATTCTAAAGTTTGCTACGTGTCCACTGCCTTCTACTGCCTGTCTAAACATTGGGTCTTTACTGCCACCAAATGTAGCCGCCGCAAATATTGCTGATCCAAAAGCCGAAGGAATTGGAATACCCTCTACTGGATATATTGGAGGCTGTGGAATATCTAAAGATTCGTAGTCGTATCTAAGTCTTAAAGATGGAAGTATCTGCCCTTCAGGGGAAACAGATATTTTTACGTAGTATAAAGTCTTTCGAGTTCCAATGTCTCCAAAGTCATAATTGGGTGTAGTATACTTTGCGCTAATATTGAAAGCTATTCCTGAGTCAGAAAAAGAATTTCCTGTGTCGTGGTTATAGACATAGCCTTTATTATCTCCGTGAAATGTATTTTCTACACCGTCTTTGTTAAATCCTGATGTTAATCCTGTTGCTTGTATTCCTTTTGTTTCAGACCACTCAAAACCGTTAGGTGTTAAAGTTCCAATAATTCCTAGTGCAGAAGATGATCCACCTCCTACCTGACTAAAGAATAATCTATACTGAGACTTACTGCGGAGTACTGTGCTTGTAAGTGTAAAGGTGTTTACAGAGTTTGCAAGTGTAGCTATTACTGATTGTATCTGCCTACTTACTGATCCTAATTCAACGTCACCAATACGTGCTGTACCTGCTACTGAACGAATACCATCTGGGCTAAGGAATACTAAGTCACCACCAATCTCCTGAATACTATGAGAGCTAAGGCAACCTACGTTTTGTGTTACTGGCACTATTGCAATATTAGTAGAACTATTTATATTTATAAGCTTGTGAATACTGTTGCGGCAGAAAATCATTAAGTCGTTACGAAAACTTTTAATGCCTACTACTTGATCTGGAAGTACAATAGCTCCACCTGTAGAACCAGAAAAATCACTAGGATCTAAAAGATTACTATAAAAGATTGTGTTTTTTGCGCTTGGTGATCCTGCAACAACCAAGTGGCTGTCGTGAATAACACATACTGTAGGAGATGTTGTTCCATCTACTGTTACTTCTTCTGCAAAGAATGTGCGAGAAGCTAAGCCACCAGTGCCTGTCATATTAAATAAGAAAGGCTTGTTTATCCCATCAGTAATTATAAGCTGACCGTAGTCGCTGTTGCCTTCAAAGATTGTAAAAGTTACTTGGGCTTGTCCAGTTCTTGCATCTACGCTACGGTTACTAAAGGTTGTGAAGTTGTCTCCTCCACTGGCTACGCTTGCTTTGTTTAGCTGTAACCAACTTGCTCCATCAACACTAAAGAAAATACCTGTACCGCTACAAACAACTACACCGTCTGCATAAACTTTAAGTCCTAATACAGTTTCACCACCGTTAGGTCGATTAGATCCAAAAGCTGAGTAACCATTTATACGTCTGTACCCGCCATCTGGATTCACTTCAAAGTTTAATAACTCTGTAGCAACTCCGGGCTGAGCAAGCATTTCAAGCTGATTAAGGTTAGTATTTAACCCGCCTCTACAAGAAATACCAAAGGGTTGTGAAGCGGCCATTAAACATACCTCATCCGATCATCTTTAATATATGTAGGCGTAGGCTCAATAAGGTTAGAACGCATACTGCGTAATCCTTTTTTGTAATCATCTAGTGCGAATGATGCCGCCTGTGGATTGTCTTTGAACTGCCAGATATAGTACCTAGCTCTAGCTTGTAGAACACCAGTATACAAATCTGGGAAAACTATATTGTCGCCATGAGCAACTAGTTTTGTTGGTAGTTTCCACGCATAAAACCAAACGCGGTATACCTTATCGGGAATAGGGCTGAGTCCAAACTTACGTGAGTCTGGGCTTCTAATAACGGCAGAAGGAACACCGTAGTTTTGTGTGTCTGCATCGTCTAGGTTCTCTCCAATTCTGCGAAAGTCTTTCCATTCTTCAGTTGTTAAGAATTTAAGGTTGCGACTTATGTACGGAGGAGATTCTCCAGATACGCCTACAGTAGTAAGATAAAAGTTATCCCAATCTATTGAACTGTAGTCGGTTGTAATATTAGAACTAGCAGGTTTTAACTCAAAGAAACGCTGACCTATAACTGTCTCAACAAATACGTTGCCGTACATCGGATCTACTGTGCCACTTTCTGCAACAGATAAGAAAGGCCATTGAGGTTCTTGAGTTATAATATCAAAGTAGGCTCTATTTACTGAGTCTTTAACATGTTGCTGTACGCCTAACGCACTTGAAAAGGTTGATGCAGTTAAGGCAACTTCATTGAGTTCACGAAGAAGTTCATTAGTTAGTTCAAGGTAAGTTGTTGCCATATCTTATTGCGCCTTTGATTTAGTTTCAGTTTCTTTCTTTCCAAAGATAGCATCCCAGTTATCTTCGTATTTCTTTTTGTTCTCTGGCTTATACCAACTTCCTGTATCGCCTAGTATCTTTCCTTTACTTCTGCCTTGTATCATTACAGGCTTTGTGTTGCTTCCAAGTATTGCCATTATAACCTCTTAAAGATCAGGGGGCTTTTACACCCCCTTCTCTAATTGCTTACTTAGTCGATACCGTAGAACGCAGAAACAAGTGCGTCAGGGCGTAAAACTTTAGCACCGTAAACGTGCAAACCACGACAGATGTCGCCAAAGCTATCTGGGTCACGAAGAACCTCAGTGCTTGTAATGGTCTGAGCCGTTGCAGTAGAACTCATGTGTCCTGCAAGGATCTGACCTGCGGCATTAGAAGTAGCAGGTACGTTGTTAGACTTGTACATATCAAAACCACGTAGCTTACCAGAAGATACCAATCCATTGCGGATTCCACCTTGTCCGGCGTTGAAGTCTACAGACATTAACTTAGAGCTAGATTGTCCAAGTTGCTCGTAGAAGCTAGGTGGTGCCAAGAACCAACGTCCTTCCTCTGGGATGTTTTGCTCGTCAAGAAGACGCGCCATGTGTGCCATGACATCCAAAGGATCATGCTCGTTAGAACCGAAACCAATGTCCAAGTTACCAGTGCCGTCAAGAGTTCCTGCGGCTAGGTCAGTAGCACTATCGCTACCAAGGATGTGGTTAGGGCTTGAAGCTGAAACACCTGCAAACATCTTAGCAATTACACCTGCGTCAAATGCGTCACGCAAAGCGTAAGCGGCAGATGAAGATGCAACTTCTTTAAAGTTTACGTGAGACATAGCTGTTTCAATATCATCAACTTTGAACTTGAATGCGTTAGCAATATCAACGATCAAAGTAGTTTCAATGTCAGTCAGCTTAGTCTGAGCTACGTCAGCGCCACGCTCATAAGCGGCTACAGTGATTACTGGCTCTTTGATGATCTTTACAGAGTCACCGAAACCTGTGATTTCACCACTGTAATCAGTGTTGGTAATTGCTTCAGCTACCGATGCCTTACGGAAGAAGTTAAGAACCTTCTTAGAAAAGACTGAGGGTAGGAAGAAGCTGTTAGTTTGACCAGTAACTGAGTTACCAAAGTTACCGTTTGTGTCTGTGCTTTGCTCAAATAGAGCGTCTGATGTGTTAAAAGCCATGTTATGTTACTCCAAAAAAAGACAATAATATTTAATCTACTATCCTGCCTTCCATAATAGCTAGGTCAATATCGGCTTCATACTTGTCGAATTGAGCCATAGACAGTTTAGTGATTTCCCGTTGTGACCAAATCTTAGGCTCTTTGGAATCTATTTGAGTAGTTCTCGTAGATACCATGTCTGCCGCTGAAGATTTGGGGGCTTGTGATTTTCTTGTCTTCTGCTTACTTCCAATCTTAATACCATTTTCCATCTTATAAAGATCAATAGCTTTTATCGCTAATGAAACATTGTCTGGGTTTTCATAGATCCAACCTTGAATTGCTTCTGGTTGTTCCTTAGCCCATTCGTGAAACTTGTCATCGCCTCGTATATCCTCAAAATCAGGATGTCGAGAACGCAGTGTAGTCTCCGCTTCTCTACGTTGAATGTTTGCTTCTCGTTCTTCAAGAACAGACATTTTAGTTTTCAAAGCTTGTAGTTGCTGTTCACTTTGTAAGTGTGCAACGGTTTCTACAGTTTCATATAGATCAGGATATTGCTCTCTAAAACTTTCAAGATCTTCGGTTGACTTAGGCGGGGCATACGCAGGTTGCGTTTCTTGTGCCATCGCTGTAAGCTGTAGTTCTTTCTGTTTAAAATCAGCTATCTTCTGGTCGTAGTGCTTCTTTAGATCATCGTATCGTTTTTTATAATTTGTATTTCCTTTGGGAGCTTCTTCTACTTGTTCAGGGGCCGCAGAGCGGGTAGCCTGTGAGGGTTCTTCAAAGAAAAGCGTATCTGCTTTACCTCTACTTGGGGCATCTGGCGTGTGCCAAGCCTTCTTAGAGTTATACGGATTCGCAGTTGGTTCTTCTATTTGTTCGTTTGCAGTTGACATATTGATCACACTCCTGTTGGGGCTTGCTAGTCTTTCAAGGTGGCTATATTACTCGCGTTTGTAATATAGGGTCTTGATACTTCAAGGTGGCCTCTAGGTAAAAAAATAATAAAGGGTTCAGCGAACTGAAGTAGCTTTATCGTATACTTGGCATTTGGTTAGCAGAGATCATTTGTTTCTTAACCTCTTCTTCACTATCATACGAATCCATATCGTCTTCGCTTGTTAGACCTCCAAATGCTTTCTTCATTAAACCACCGTCATAGGCTTTCTCAGCTTCGTCCATCATAGTTTGTAGCTGATCAGCGCCCATTTGATCGGTAGCCTTTTTGGTGAAAACAAATTCACCATCCGATAACCTTGCGGGAATCGAATCTGATACTCCAGTGCCAAGGCCACTTACTTCGCCTTCGCCAGAGAACTCTCCTGCAACATCCATGACCTTATCAAAGATGCCACTTAGACGTTCGTCAGTTTCTAGAACGCCCATTAAATATTCTTGTTCTTCCATATCTAAAGACTCGCCTAGTACATAGTCAATGTAGTCTTCTTCCATCTCATCATCTGGTAGCTGTGAAGCTTCTGCCGCTTCTTTCTCATCTTCTGGGATGTTGTCGTATGTGTCTTCAGGCATCTCGTCTTCCATTTCCATTTCAGGAGGCATGAGCATAGAGCCTTCAGCGTACTTTAGTTTTCCACCTACATTTTTAGCTTCGCGTACATTATACTCACGACCTTCAAATTCGAAAAACTCTGCTTTTTCTTTTTTAGCTTCTCGTTGAGCTTCTCTAAAAGCTTTTCCACTATCACTATCTTTTTTATAGGTAGGATAGTCTTCAGGATTTATTCTTTCTTCTTCAGAGTCTGACATGACTGCAAGAGTCCCTGCACCGCCTAATAATGTTCCTGCTCCTAATCCTGCTACTCCAGTTACAGCTTTATCATCTCTTGAAGTTTTTGTAGCTCGTATTAAAGATTTAGTTTTTTCTTGATTTTCAGTTGCAGATTTTAAAACGCTTGTTACAAAAGCATCTAAATCGCCTTTGCCCCCACCACCAGTAGCATAGTTTTCAAACTTGTTTAAATCCCGCTGTTCAGACTTATTGTTTTTTAAAATTTGGTTAAGTTTATCAAAATTATTATCTTTGACATCATTAATAGCTGTTTGTATTTCTGCTCTTTTAGGTTCTTTTCCTTTTTGAACACTTTTGCTTTTTTTCACAGCCTCTACAATTAATTTTATTATGCCGCCTCCCCTATACTCTTCACGTTCAGGAGAACTTAACATAGAGCCACCAGACATTTTGCCTTTACGTTTATCTTCAGGAGACATAAATTGTTCAGGAGCTTCTTCAAGTTCTTGGATTGTGCCTCCGTCTTTATACGCGCCACGTTTTTGCATTTGCTTCATGTAACGCTTATCGTCAACGGATTCACCGCCCATGTTATACATCTTATTCATATCTAAGCACCCTCTGCTCTTTGTTTAGCTTCTTGTATTTGTTCTTTCAGTTGTAGCAAATTACCCAGAGAACTCACTCTCCCCTGCTTGCGGTACAGTTCCAGTTCCGATGTTGCCACCGCCAGTGCCTGTAGCTCCAAGGTTCGGAGGTTGTTGAGATGCTCCTTGAGGGCCTCCCATAGCTCCCTGTTGTTCGTCAGGGCCGACAGCTTCGCCGCCATTTGCTTGTCCAACATTTTGCGCTCCTATAATTTGTGCCATCATTGCCGCTTCTTCTGGATCGTTAAGGATCTCATCAGGGTCAAGATCAAGGCTGTAAGCTAATTCACTTACAATCTTAGAGATCTTAACGAACGGTGCAATAGCAGGATTCTGAGCAGTCTGTAAGAACATTGTTAGTCGCTGACTGCGTACTTCTTTTTGCATGAGGCTGTTTGTACCCATTGCATTTACTTCTAAATCACCTTCAATAGCTAACTCGCCTTCAAAGAACTGCATGTTCCACTGGTAATATGATCTGCCTAGTGGACGTAACAAGAAATCATCTATGTTCTTAACTACAGTTTTAATGTTAAGACTTGCCGCACCTAATAACATAGACATACCAGAAGCTGTACGAGTCATAGACTGTACGCCTGTCTGTCCGTGAGAGTAACTAGGTATACCTGTCTGCTCATCTGCAAGCTGACGGAACTTATCGAACATCTGCAAGTTTTCTTGTGTCGTATTAGGGAACTTAATGCCATGAATAGCTTGACCTTGCATTCCTGACTGCCTTCTGAACACTTTTCCGGGATATATTTCCATAGATTGTCCACCTACTAGGGCAGACTCATCAACGTCAAAGACTACTGAGCCAGATAGCGCAAGATTATCAATAGCCATACGTGCATGACCATTCATTATTTGTTGCGAATCGTCCATATTCTCAGCAACGCCAATACCAAAGAAAGAATAAGGATTACGCTCGTAAGGAAAGGCATTGTATGGTAGTCTGTACGGAGTGAATGGATTAACAACCCCACGTAACAGCTTACCATTACTAACCCAAGCATTAACTTGTACTTCATCTAAATCGTCTACCTCGTCTGGGAGTTCCATTCCTGCTTCTCTAGCGTATTGTGCGTCCATTACGCCCCAGTACTCCAATACTTCAAAAAGCCCATCACCGTACTCTTCTGTGTGGTGGTTGTCCTTCAATTCAGTCTCATAGTCTTTTTCAGTGTAGTTAGATCCCATGCCTAAGCACTCGCGGATCTGATCTTTGTTGAAATGAGGTAGCTTTGCTAGACCTCTAAGCTGTGAGCGGTTCATTTTGTGGCGGTGAAAAGTGTATTCGCAGTCTTCCATTGTTGTTGCATTAGGATCTGGAAAGAAGTCCCAGATACTTACAAACTCAATGCGCGGTACACGTACTGATAGCGGATTGTACGTTCTTTCGCCTGTCTCTTCGTCTTTTTCCCAACGACTAAGAGTTTTATTAAAGTTAAATGGGCCTTTAACAACTCCTGTGCCAAACAACGCAGACTCAAACAACGCATTACGCAGTTCAGAAGAGCCATTAGACTCTTCGATCTGGTCATGTATTAGTTTTTCCATAAGTCTAGCGGCATCTTTAGCCGGAGCAAGCTGTAAAGCCTGTGGATCAGGGTTAGGGCCATCTTTAAACGCTACACCTGCTTCGTCTAAAGCATTTTCTAACGCTGATTCACCTGATGAGAACGTAGCTCCTGCTTTTAAAACCTTACCATCACCTTCATAGCCTACGTCAAAAGGGTTTACAACCTCTTCTGGCGTTTCTTCTTTTTGTTCTGGTTCAGAAGTTTCAATACTAGGAGCATTATCTAAATGTTTATACGTAGAAACACCTTCAGGAACTTTGGTTTCTTTAACGCCTATCGGGAACTGACCTGTACCAAAGATAACATCTACTAACTGACCAAAAGCCGCAATGACTTTAGTCTTAGTTACTTTAATAAAGACTCTAGACTTCTCAGACTCTCGGAACCTTACGCTTTTGCCGTAAAGTCCACGAAAGTTATGGTAGGCTTGGAGCCATCGAGCTTCATCATGCTCTCTGGCCCTTTCTGCTTGTGCAAAACGATCTTCTACCAAGCCTACAAATTTGAGTCGTATAGATTCTTCAAGGGTCAGGTCAAGACCACTCTCGCCTTCTACTGGCGAAAAGTAAATCTCACCTGCGTTTCCGAATAAACCGTTCTCTTCTTCACTCATTTAAGTTTTCCTTAGAGTTCTTGGAACTGAGCAATATAAGTAACAGTAGTAGCGGCAGTTGCAAGGTCTGCTCCAATTGGTCGCAAAGTAATAAAGATATTACGAGCGGCGGCTGAGTACAAAGCACCTGCAATAACAATAGCTTCGGTAGTTGCGGGGCCACCTTTAGGGCCAACTCCGGTAGTAGCAAACTGGTTAGCCGCTTTACCGTGTGAGTTTTCAATCAGATATAAAGGTACGTTAGCTGTCCAAGTTACAGCGGCTCCACCGTCATCTAGAACGGCTGTAGCGGCGAGTAACTGCGCTCCTGCTGAAGCAGTACCAATAAAGATGTCTAAGTCATTACCACTTGAACCCGCAGTAACGAGGTTACCTTGAGGATAAGCGATTAAGTTAGTTAGGACTGTTCCTGCGGGCTGAGCAATCGTAACAATAGTGTTTGTGTCATCTGTAACTGCGATGGTAGCTGTCGTTACTTTTACTTCATTAGTAGTGGTTACTTCTTGATCTGGATTAGTCGTATCTACACGAGCGGCTAATCTACGTACATCAATTGCGTTTGATGCGTCATTTACGTCTTTACGAATATTTACTTGTGCCATAATTACATTCCTTTTATTTTAGTTTGTTCAATAACCAAATGTTGAGTCTACAGGGCTATATAATCTTTCCCGATGAAACTGTCTCATTTGACTTATCGTGTCGTTGATGCGTGGTCGTGACATAATCAGATAACGTAGTGCATCGTAAGCGTGATCAGGTGCATGAGTATCTACGTCTTCTGGGTTGCGTTTATCCAGAGGAATACTTTGTAGTTCGCGTATCAGGTTCGGGCATGTATTAAATAATTGTATTTTGGGCCTACCGCTTTGCATGACTTTTAAGTATTCGTGGATTTGAATCTTTCCTTGTATCCTATTCTTATCTGCTCTCCTGAGCTTGTGTCCTGCTCTCTGAAGCGTTTCGCCTATCGTTGGGCCTGTAGTACCTGTTCGGCTCCAACACGCTGTATCAAGCACTCCTTGGACTGAGAAGGGGTCTTGCATCTCCATGTTTGTAATCAGTTCTGCAAGCTCTGTACCTAACAATCCTTTTTGGTATAGTTCTCTGTATACTATTAATGTTCCATCACTGGGATCAACAGCCGCCCAAATACAGGCGCTCTCTGATGCGTAACCGTAGTCGATTCCTTTTACGCGCTCCCAGTGTACTGGTATTTCAAAAGGCGTAATAACATGTAGCTTTGGAATAAACTCTGTGAAGGCCGCACCTTCTGCAACATCCCAATTACCTTCTAGGAGTTGCTGACGCTGTGTAGGCGGTAAAGCCTTCAGCATCTTTTCATAGTTTCCATCTGTTGCTAGGAAAGGATTATCCTGTAGCCTAGCGGGTATAAACTTCCGTGTTAAGCCGTCAGCCCCTTCAAAGGACTCACAGGGTACAGCAGGGTCAATGTATCTCTTCTTAACCCATGTAGCTCCTGCGCCGCCCGGATTCGCTGTACAACGCATGTAGCATGTAATTGCGCTATCAGTTGTCCGTAACCGCGATGCAAGATAGTTCCAAGCAAACTCTGTAGGAAGATGTGTGATCTCATCAAACCCTATCCAACTATATGCTTGTCCTTGGTAGCGGTATACGTCTGCATCACGCTCCAAGAATCCAAACTCTATCTTTGCACCGCTTGGGAAGTTCCAAAGTTTCTCTACTTCCTTATACTTACAGCCCGGAAATGCTTTCGGGTACAACTCTCTACTCTTGTCTATAAGCTCTCTAAGTTCTGGCATAGAGCGTCTTATGATTAGACCCCTGTGAGCGGATCTGTGGGCGTGTCTTAATGGATCTACTAACATAGCGTAGGACTTACCACCTCCTGCCGCTCCACCGTAGAGAACATCTGTTTCTCCTGCGGCAAGGAAGTCTTCTTGTGGGCCTTCGTTGGCCTTGAAGATAACATCCTCTTGAGCTTCAGTTGCTAAAGAAGAAGGTAAGGATGCTAGTTCAACGTCTTCTATGACATTAGAGCTTTCTGTACCTTCTAACTTATTAAGAGTCTTTGTAGTTGTACTTATGGACTTCTTAAAACTATCGACTTTAGCTTGAGCCGCCTTTAATTTCTTTTTCTTTTCTTTTACTGTTCTTTCTGCATCCATCTTTGCTTTAGTCTTTGAGTGATAAGTATAACCACGCCCTTTAGACCCTTTAGCTCTACCTGCTTTCTTACGCGGAGTGCCGTCAACCTTGAGTACGAAATTGCCTTCTTCGTCTTTAAGGTAGTTATCAGGATTAACATCCCAATCATCTTGCATCTTTAGACGCTATCTTCTTTAAACCACTATGAGAGAGCTTGCGGCCTGTTTGATACTCTAGCCATATAGATCCTTCGCGCAGACTTAATGATTCACTCTTAATTAAATCTACAACCATGTCTAAAGCCTCTATCTCTTTAAGGATTGGCTCTAGTAAAGCATCGTTCTTCTCATCTAGCTTATAGCCAAAAGGAATAGTGCTACTAGACCTCCTCATAATTACCTTCTATTACTGTTTCTGTCTTAGCAGGAAGTATAAATAAACCTCCGGAAGTATTAACAGTAACATCTAGCCTATCTGTCTTGCCTAATCCTACACGGTCTAGGATGGTCTGTGCGGCCTGTATACGCATATTAGCCTGTGGGATAGGTTCTGCACTATCCATAATGTGTACAAGCTTTAAAGCGGCTTTAGGGGCGCTCTGCGCTAAGATGTTTGTAGCTAAATCTAGTATCTCAGTCTTCAAGCTTTTAACAACGCTATTGATGCTAGAGTTTGAGTACCCTGCCATCTCTCCTGCAAGCTTAGTGTCACCATTACAGGTTACTAAGTTATCTATGAAGGACTGTTGTTTAGTTGTTAATTCTTTATTCTTTGTCATGTACTACATTATAGCCCTAGAATGGAGGTTTGTCAAGTGTTATTTTACTTATTTGTTAAATAAAGGTACGAAAGTACTTGACAGATTGCGAATCTGAGGCTATAATAGATATTAAGCCCTCAGGGTTATATAGCCATTCTAGGCTACCTATCTACAGACCCCTTTTCAACAAGGGGAAAAAGAATATCTTCTCCCCAACCCCTTTCCTGTATAGTCTTTAAAGCCCCGCCCCAATCTGGTACACACTCTAAACCTTCTCAAAATGTATAACATTGTGTATATATGGGGGGGATGGGGTATGGCGACCTGCCCCGCCTAGACAGCCTACTATTTATAGTCGTTTTTAAGCGGGTCAAACGACCGCCTATCACACCTGAGCTTTAAAGGCTACATAAATTTAACAGACCTGAATCACTAGCAGAAAATACCTTTGAAGTCTATCAAGTGTGCCAAATTAAATAAATTAAATAGCTTGATAACTGGTGTACAGTGTGATAGGACTCCAAAGCCTTCAAAGATCAATAGCTTTAAACTATAAAGACTATATAAATTAATATCTTGCAATATACTCTTATATAGTCTAAGGAAACCCACAAGATTATAAAACCCCATATAATCCATTCTAAGCCATTCTATCCCTACCCTTAATAACCAATCCTATTTTCCTTTTAAACCTGTTAGACCTGATTAGACGCTATTGAGTCTCT